AGAAATCAAAATCGTCATAATACGGAGCTTGTGATTGAACGGAAAGAGACATAGGAATTAGAATTGAATGACAAGTTTGATTTCTTCGGTTTGTGCAGCATCGCGAGATATTTTAGCTCGATTTTCAAGGAAGAGCAATTCACCACTATCATAGACGTATTCAGCATCACCAACACCGGTAAATTCAACTTCACCAAAGATGGCGCCACCTTCCGCCGCATAAACCGTTAACACTCCGCCGCCCGAGGCGAATGGCTTTATGTTGATTGTGTTTGCGTTGTTTTGGTGATAATACATTCTGTATTCAGTACCTCCAACGGTTTCTACGCCATCGTAGAACGCCATTGCAGGTTCGTCACCTTCTTCGGCAGTTCCCACAATGATACTTCCGTTTTCGGCTGTACACGCCGAACCATCAGCGGTTAATATAATGTATCGCAAAGTGTCAAGTGATGATAGATCGTTGTCTTCGCCATTACTTCCGGGCGCCTTGATCAATGAAATTTGACGATAGGATGACAATGATGCATCACCTCCCATAGTGTTAGCAATGTTTGCGCCAACACCCGCAAACCATGTTGGTAATGCGTTTTCAGGATTTTCACCAAACCCAGCAATAGGAGTTAGTGAAGGGATAATTTGCGCGTTAACGACTTCACCTTCCGATGTTCGGGTTACATCATTTTCGTAAACCGTAACCGATGCACTAGAATACCCGTAAGGAATACTTCCTGGATTCGAAACGCGGGTGATGACACCATTGACAACGGTTTTTGTTAAAACTAGATCATCACCTCCCGCGCCGACTAACGTGACAACCGCCGAATTGGTGTAATTGGTGCCTCCATTGGCAATGTTATACGTGTAAACGGCGCCCTTAGTAGCAGCCGCAATCGTAACGCCATCGCCAATACGCGAATCTTTAACAACCGCCGTGAATTGTGTAGTGTCAAATGGCGAAGCCGGTTCAATTCGAGTTACGAGAACCCATGTATAATTGTCCGCAAACGCGTGAAAATCATAATCTGCGGCAGTCGGCGCGTTAGATGTAGCAGTGCCCGGTGAAACCAAACAAAGATAAACGTAACCATTATTGATAGCATAACATGGAAGTGAATCGTTCGTTGCGTAAAAACAATTGGCATCATTTTGATCGTAGGCTTTATACACTTCACCTTCCAACCAATAGACGCAAGGAATAATCCGGCGGATGTCACTACCATCCACTTTGACCAAAGCCGATAAATTGCGCAAAGCTTCAATACTTTCTGCAATTGTTCCATCAGGAACGGTAGCAGTGTCGGAATTGTAATAGGGATCGGACTTACCAATACCGACGTAGACGTCATCATCCGCGATAATGGAATCTATGAATTGTTGGGTGGTATTACGACGAAAGGAATCGGAGATAATAGAGGACATAGAGGTGGTGGTGATTGTATTTATCTATCGGTGTATGAAAATTTCTTAAACTATTGTTTCGCCAGAACCGACGACCCAATCTCCAACGAGAGGTTCTTCATCTTCGGTTGAACCCATTGTCCAGTCTTCATTTACAAGACCAAGTTCGTCAAAATCATATGAACCATTTATCCAAATGACGTCAAGATCAAGAATGACTGCTGTAATACTCGAAATGTTCAAAAACTTGCGGGTATTGTCTGCGCGGTATTCTTCAATGGCATCTTCAATTGTGAAATCTTGACAAAGACTCATCGAACCACAATCAAAGAATTTGATGGATTGCTGAAATTCATTACGAACCAGCGCATCCCGGCACAAGAGTTGGGGGCCAATCAACATATTGATAGCAAGTAAAACTGTACGTATATAGTTGACGTTGTTCGACATGCCATCAGGCGCCCAGTATATCGCATTAGCGAAGAATCGGCGTATACGATAATTGTTGGCCAACCAGCCGGGTTGATACTTTGGAAGATGATAACCAATTTGAACTTCGCCTTCTTTACTTAAAGTGTGCCATGTTGGAATGAGTTTCGTCAACCAACTATGATCCGTCATTGGATCTTCGACGAAAAAATCTAACTCTTCATTCCATTGATTGGTGCGCGAGAGTTGAATGATCAGAGCCACAAATAATTTCAATCCGGCGGGGTGAACTAGTTTTGAATATGAATCAATCCATGAACCAATGCCCAATGCTGATCGAATTTCATATGAAAATTCTTGCCAATAATAACTATCGCGAATTTTATCTTGGTCTGAAGGAAATCCGCGACGATCACGATATTCGGTAGTTTCCCAATCACCCGAACTTGGAATGAAAAGGAATTTTCGAGGATAAAAGATTTCAATTAGTTCATTAAAGAAAATGCGGAAAAATACTACAGCGCTTTCTTCAGTTCCTCGAGTATTGTAATAACGAATGATTTTTTTGTAAAGAGATACACGATCAATAACCTGTGAATTTGGAACACCTTTAGCGATTTCGCCTTGAATAGCATCAAGATATTTTAACGATGTAATATCAATATCATGTTCAGACGTTATTGAAGCAATTTCGTGTGAAGGTAAACCATCTGTGTTTAGAAATCTGTAATACTCCTCAAGGAAACCAATAAGATTCGCCGCCGTTTCGCGCATGGCTGACGGAATAAGATCAGCCACATTTGGCGTTTCAAAATCGCGAGATTGTCGTGAATTGGCAGTGCAGAGTATCATTATGCGTTACGGAAGAAGTTACTAGGAACTTTATTGGCCGCTGAATTCGTTTCAGCTTGTCCAGAAATAGTTGTCTTTCCTGAATCGAAAATCAGAAGTTGATTTCGTAATGGAGTCACATCATCCGATGCCGCCACTGTCGAAAGTTGAGCAATCGTGTCTTCGTCGATTTCGAAGGCGTTAAAATCTAAAATACCGAGCGTTGGATCTAACGTTCCAATGTTCGAATCAATCGTAACGTGAATATCATTGTCGATTCGATAGGTGTAAAGTTGACGAAGCGTTGTGCTTCCATAGATTGGTTTGTCGCCAATAAATGTACGTTCGCCGCGTTGAAGTAATCCGGCGCCAAGGTGTGAAATCATTGATTCCTCTTGGTCTATCGCGCCACTCAATTGTAACCCAAAGTTCACGGTGACTTTAGTCGAAAGCGTTGAACTAAACGCCTGTTCTTTCATAATCATAACTCGAGCCAACGAATTATTGATCGCTAGATTCGAATTATCGATGGCGCTTAATAGTTTCGAAAATCGAAATACGCCACCAAATGATTGCAGAAAATCTGAATTGAATTTCACAATGGCCGAACGCACAACTGATCGAAGTTCACCTACCGATAGTGTAGTTTTAGTAGGATCATAATTAAAAACGACATCGAATAACAAATACAGGTATTCTGGATCAACCAATTCAACACCAATCGTCAAAACTTTCTTTCGTTCTAAAAGAGTCAAAATGTCTGTCTTTTGTTGATCAGTCAAATACGCACTACCCGTTGGTTTGATGGAAAGATACACCTTGCCATATTGTGGAGTTGGATTATTTTCACCACCCCAAACAGAAAGCGCTTCAATATAAGAAAACGTACTACGAAGTATAGCGGAATAATCGTCAACCGTAATAGCTCGATTTTGCGCTACAAACGATAGGGGCGCATTGAATTTAATGCTATCAACTGTTTCGCGATCTGATCCTCCACTCGCCGCCGATGTTGCAACGACAACTGGGTTTAGGCCAAACACATTGGGAGCAATTTCAGCAGTACCGGCGTATGAGAAAATCTGAGCACCATTTACGGCAGTTGAATTAGTTCGAACATATTCCAATTCGACAACACTCATGATATGAGGACGTTTGCCGAAAACATTATCGCCGAACGAAATTTCGTATTTTCCGGCATGATTTTCGTAAAGGAAGTAAATCGGTGAAGTTCCATCAATGTTCCAGAAATCACTGAACAGAGTATATCGCTCAAGTATGGCCGATGTGGCACTAGTGTAAACACTTACACGCAGATCACTCAAGTCATTATTTTCTGCATCAAGAGTAAAGATTTGCCGAGTGTTAGTTTTGTTACATAAATACCGCGCCCGTCGAAGAGAACCTTGGACGATTACTAAATCGGTGAAAACGAAAGTGTTTGACGCCGATCGTGGAACTGTTATAGAATCTTCAAGGAAGAACAAATAAGTTATGCCATTCAAAACCGTTTTGAATTCTGTGCCGCGTTCAAGAGTCAATGAATCGTAACCTTCTTCAAAATCACCTCGGGCTTGGAACGTAGCGTTGATAGTCGCTCTAGCGGCTACACAACTACGAGGCGTATATCCTAACAATTTGCCGGCAGAAACCACGTTGGCTCGAATTTGCGCACTATCTAAAAAACTTTCGTTAATAGACATGTGCGCCAAAATGGCATTGTAGTGTGTATTGTACGCTAAAACGTCCAATAGCAAATTGAGTCCTGAACCGTCAAAATCCCAATCTTTGAATGGTGAATCCGCTCGCTTAAAATAGGCCTTAAGATTCGACTTGATGGGATCGAAGTCTAATTCAGTGACGTTGAGTTGTTGTCCTACTTTTAACATGTGAGTATGAGTTAACGAATGCGGGTTAAGTAAAATGAAACCTCCGTAGGAGATTCGGGTGAAAAGGTGACGCGAAATGTGATTGTGACTAAATACGCATTACGTTCTGAATCATCAACAACTTGTACAACAATGTCGGTGACTCGCGATTCATGCGTCAACAAGACGTGTTCAATTTCTTGTTGTAACGACATAGCAGTAAAAATGTTGACATTTTCAAATAACAAACGCGAAATGTTTGTACCAATTTCGGGATGAAACATTCTATCGCGGTATGACGTCAACACTAAATTTCGTACAGATGACTTGACCGCATCGATGTCTGTAACCGGACGAATATCAAGTAAAACCGGATGAATGATGAATGAGGTGTTCAAATCGGAATACAACACCTTTCGAGCGACGTTCTTAGTCGGATTCGTAGTATTTGAATTGTAATCTGATAGGATTTGACTCATGGGTTGTAAATCTATATATTCGGTTATTCGCGAATACGAACTACCGATGCAGGTGATCCGGCAATCGTTATGCTTGAAACTCGACGACCGTCATACGGTGAAGGAAAATCAGATGAATACAAATCAACTCGACCGGTCAAATAATCGGCGGTTATGTCCTTGTAGGTTCCGGTGATTTTTGTGCCATCATCGAGTTCGACAATTAGGGGAGTTGCTTGCCGTTTCATTCCAACCGCAGTTAACGCAGCAATAATGTCTGGCGATAACGCCATGTCATTGCGCGCAAGAATGCAGGATTCTCCGAATCTTCCGATTGATCTTCCTTCACCGCGATTTGAGTTTGAATCTTGATAGACGTGTTGTCGTTGTTGTGCGGGCGTTAATGTAGCACGATACGCTGGATTTGTTTCGTAACCATACGTCGTAATTCGCCAACCGGGTCTTGCTTGAACACTAGCACCGGGCGCGGTAGGTGTGGGTGTCGCTGCGGGAGTAGGTAAAGATGTACTTCCGGCCGCCGGAGTAGTACTTGGCGTTGGTGTAGAAGTTGCGGCAACTAAATCGCGTTGAGCGGCCTGTTCACGGGGTGCGGTTTTTGTATTGAATTGAATGAAATCAATAATCACATCTTTGTTTTTCTCAATATGCGCACCAACCGCAGATCCTGCCGTTACAACATATTGGTGTGATTCATCGGAGACACACTGTCCCCGCAATTTAGCAACACCCTGATCAAATTCTATTCGGTAAACTTTTATGTCATCAGATGCACCCGCAACCTTACGACCGATTTTGTCTTCGAAGGCTTTGGCCAATGTTAGTAAACCATTCAAGGCTAAATTCATCTGATGAACCGACCCCTGAGTTTGACGATACTCGGTGAACGCTGCAGCTGAATTACTTGGCGGTGGTCTAACCGGCGCGCTTTGAGTAGCAGGATTGTTCGGCGAACCGGGGTATTGTAAACCCTGATTGCTGGCCGACTGATTTAGAGGATTCGTTGTGTTAGGAAAACTTATAGCATTTTGTGAGGTCGCGGTTTCGTAAGTTCGAAGATCAGTTCCATCTTGAATGGCGTTGTATTCATTCATGGCCATATTCGCGCCCTGTTCGCTTTCAGCTGATGAAAGTCTAGTCATCTCTGACGTAAAAGATTCTGGTCGTAACAATTTTTGAAGTTCCGTCGAATACGTTTTATACGCAGCGTATACTTCATCATATTTTTTAAGCATATCACTGCCTTTGACGTTATCAACGGGCGCTGGTTGTGTCGGTGCAGTCCCTGCGGGCATTTGAGCTTCAAACGGGCGATTTACGGCTGATTGCACAATGCCGTTTTTCATCGAAAGACTTTCGGTATTGGTTATAGAACACAGATTGATAGTACCAATGCTATTTACGAGTTGTTGAATGTTTCCAACTGCTTGACCCCATTTTGTAGTAATGGCACTTCCTGCTGCGGTTTTGGCACTTCCAGTCAATCCAGCCATTGCAGCCAAATCTGCCAAAAGATTTGGTGAAGTTAACAATTTGGGTGCTAATTTAAGGATGGCAGCTAGCAATGGTGATTTGGCCGTTTGGGCGTTACGAGCTGTAGCGGTAGCGCTTTTGGATCCCATGAGATTAGTACGAATGGCGTTGAACGCGGTTAACGCCAATTGAGCAACGCATCCCGCCAAAACTCCGGCGTTGGACGCTTCTTCTGCTTTCCCCGTTCCCGTTAATGTAATGTGAAATGGGTTTTCGTTAATGTCGTTATTCGCAATATGAATCGTAGCCGTACGTGCTCCTATTGCGTTGGGAGCAAATTGCACCGTAAACGTTGTAGTGCCATCAGGACCAATTACGGGTGATACAGGATTTGTAGTGATAGTAAAATCACTGGCGTTCGTTCCGTCTTTGGTGATTACTAATCCCGTAAGATCTGCATCACCGGTATTTCTAATGATGAATGTTAGGCTCGTTTTAGAACCTAGGTGTACTGACTCAAAATCTTTAGAGCCACTAACAGCGATGTTGGTGAATGCAGGTTGTTCGACGACGATTTCAGCAAAAGGCATGGTGAGTTTAGTTTAGAGGTTATCCGCAGGCACCAACAATATTCGTTGATGAAGAAATTGCAGGAGCGACTAATGCAATACTTGCGCCGTTAATGGACGTGGTTGCTGCAGTTGTCGTTAGGGATGTGCCTTCAATTGTGGTGGCGGTTCCTTTTACTGCAATGTCGGTTGACGTCAGTTCCATAGAATCTTCGGCCAACACCGCGATAATAGGCGCTTCTTTTGACATTCCTCCCGCCGATGCTTCAGAGGACGTTCCTCCCGTAGCCACCATTAAATCACCGCATGTTACAATTTTCGAATTGCCCGTAATAGCATCTGAATTGTCGCCACCAACGGTTGATTTACGATTGCCGGCTAAAACAAGTTCCGTATCTCCTGCCGTATGAAGTGTATCATTGTCGCCAACTGCTACTTTCCGTGCAGCTTTGATATTGGATGCAACCTCACCAGAAATTTCACTTAAATGGCTTCCTCCGATTTTCTGCAATTTTGATCCCTTTATGTTTTCGCTATAATCACCATCAACTTCAAGATGATAATTGCCCTTTACAAACGTATGAACGTTTCCTTCAACAGTCAAATTACAATCACCCTTAATGAACACGTTGTCACTACCCATGATGATAGTGAATCGAGAACCAACGATTGTTATACTTCGATCTCCATTTGCAACGGTTTCTTCCAATGTACCAGATCGATGCATTGTCGAAAGACGTTCGTATCCCGGCGTATCATCAATCTCGATAATATGCCCCGATGACGTATGGGTAACATGATTGTGCGGATAAACGGGTGCAATCGTATCTTTATGAGTAGGAGGCGCCCATTTGCCACGTTCAGGAGGTGCAGGACGGCGGGGATCAATAGTTTTTAATTCCGGCGCCATTGACTTTACTATATCCTTAGTAGCTAAAGCGGTTTTGCGATTCCATAGCGCGCTTTCACGGTGAGAGTTGGTGTCAGCTGCAGCGGGAAGATCGCGACCAGTTCGCAAAGGATAGGTTCCGTTAGGATCTGAAAACGTTCGACCTCCTGTAGGTAGAGAGGTTTTGCCCGGAATGGAACCAATGATGAGCATGTCCTGATCATCTGCTCCTAGTCGAGTACTTCCTATGACCCAACTTCCCGGAAGAAGACCCGTCGCCGAACGACCAATTCCTCCAATGGATGGAGATGTTACTGGCATCAATACGCTCGACCAAGGGAGAGCCTCGGTAGGAATTTCGTTAGCATCGCCGGTATGGAGATTATGAAATCGTACACGAACGCGGCCCAATTGTTCAGGATCATTTACGTCTTCAACGACGCCGGTGGGTAAATTATTCATGTTAGTTGGAATTTCGGATAATCTTCAATGCGGTTGTATAAACACCATGATCAAATGAATGAACGGTACTTCGAATTAGATATTTACCAGAAAGATACGCGTCTCGTTGACTCCCGGAATTTCCAGTTATTTCGGTTATTGATTTTGGAATTTCGACATCAATCATTCGACCGGGGTTTAATTCGAAGTTGCCGTGAAGAACGATGTCATGTGCATACGTTTCCGAGTTAGTCATATACGCTTGTGCCCGATTGATCGCTTGCGCATAACCACCCGCAATAGGATTGTCAAGAGTCAGTCCTTGTGAAAGTGAATTCATTGGAACATGTTTAATTGAAGCACCCGCCAATTGATTTAATGCTACAGGATTATCAGTAGGTTGATTTGTGTAAAACTTGATTCCACTCGAAAATGGTGAACTACCCGAGGTTTCATTTAACGAAAAGTTTCGAACGTAATGAGTTTTAGTAGCAATATCAGTATAGTTGGCCAATGAAGCAAATCCACCATTTTGAGCTTGTTGTAATTTGTTCAATGACAAAATGGATTTGAGTTGCAAAATCTTTTGCGCGCGTTCAGCGTAATCCTGCGAATCATGTGATCCGCTTTTTGCAGTTTTCTCGTAAACATATTTGCCATACGATTTTTCGGCAATCAAATCAACATAGGAAGCAATCATTATGTTTCCCGTTGATATAGTTGAATGAACAAAAAATGGTGAACTATTCGCATCAAATGTGCGTTGGGCCAACCATCGTACAGCAGATAATGGAGATTGTGTTGTGATGATTCCATTGAATCGACTCGTAACAACACCTTTCGTAATAATTCGGGACTTCGGAAAATTCAAGTCGTTGGTTAAAACCTTCACAATGATATCATCAGTTTTACCTGATACGGCCCGTGAAATCTTTTTCAGTCCTGAAAGATACGCGTATTCTGAAATGGCGACTACGGTATAAATTTGAGTGTTCCAATCATCTTCATCCCGATTATACGTAGGATATTCAACAACCACGAAATTCAAATCAATGGGTAAAGAGGAACCGAATGATTGGTTTTTTCGCGTTAAGGTTAACCGAATGGTTTCGTGTCCCTCAATTTTGAATGTTTCCATGAAATTAACATCATCACGTAT